GGACTGTTCCATCGGGCATTACCGCTGGTTCACCTAACCGTACGAACCCAATCAGGGACGTCTGCCTATCAGGTTGCTCATCCGCGATTGGTGTGTTGTACAAGGCGTACCGTAGTACGGACTTGTCTTCAAGCAATCTTAGTAAGGAAAGCCTGTTACCGGTTGGTAACGGGACTCCACCTAATTTTGCCGGAAGGTCGAACCGAACAGCGTTCGGAGGGACACAACGGAGGCAAGCACGACGGATAATACGTCTAACACAGCGCATCGCTGCAGGCCCCCACACAGGTTGTGCGTTAGTCAAGAAATCCCGACTCATTGGCAGTACAACAGAACCTGATGTACTCCGTGACAGGGTTGTAATGTTAAGGCGAACCGGTGTTATACGGTTACCTTTCCAATACATCTGGCCACAAAATACAGCAGTCGTATTTGATACTACTGTCTTTTTTGTATTCAGTGAAGCACCAATAAAACGGTAAGCTTCCTCAAAGCCGGAACGCGTGCCGCGACCAACAAGGTCGTCACACGCATGAGCCATACCTTTTAAACGTAACGTTTCCTGCATAGCTTGACGCCATGTAGAAAACGCTAAAAGGCAACAGCCTAACTCATAACAACCCTTCAAACCCATTAAGGGTAATGGGGTTGAGATTGGACCGAGCACAGAAGAAATCCTTAATTCCCTTAGGTAGTCAAGAAACTCAGACTCACCTATGGCGTCAAGGAAGACGCTGGCAAGTTCAAGATCAAGGCTATCCGTGAAGTTTGAGGCGTCAGCCGAAACGATCGTTTTGCCAAGTTCAGTTAGGCGACGGCATCTTTCATGACCAATCTCTTGGTCAAGCGAGACGTCGGGCCCCCAACCAGCGAGTATACGTCGGCAAGATGTATAGACGCTTGTTGAGTGAACAAGTGGTGAGTAATAGGGACAAATACCCCTAAACTTACCGCCTGACTCGACGATAACAACTAGCTTACCATCAGGTTGCCCATCTGGTTCGTTTTGTTGATCCTCAGGAACACGCATAAGGTACTTCTGTACTGGATGCGGAATAGCATACCGGAATTTTCGGTTTTGCCGTTTCACGAGTGACTTAAGCGAATAGCATCGAGTGTCTAGACACACTTTGTCTACTGGTGGAACAAAGTATGAAAAGTTACTTAGTTCATCAGCCCGCTTACGTTCAAAACGGACGAATGATAAGAAACGCTCGATTTCAGGTAGTAGATCTTTACGGATCTGTTCAATGCGTACGGGATCAACTTCACGTTGAACACGTTCTGCATAGAGAACCTTTTCGCGTTTGATGCGCTTCGTACTACCGCGTACTAGCATTTTTCCAATTGAGAAAAGTGTTAATATACGACGTACAATAAGTACATTCGACGGAGTTGGATCAGCCTTACTTAAGGCCTTCAACTTTTGGTAATGCCAACTAAAGACTACAGGGAATCCAGTACGCGAACGTACCTTCAAACCGTAATCCAAGTTTGATGGCAAATCACCTCCGAGCACACGCAGACCTAAAATAGGTTGCGCGGCTAAAATTTTCAAAAAGCCAGCACCTTCATTAGAGATGCGTGACTCAATGAATCGGAAGTATTTGGCAGTTGCCCGACTAGGGCAGCCAGTTTGCGCGGATAGCGCAAAGAAAACTTTTTTAAGGTTTTCTAGATCGTTATCTTGTTTTACTGTTTTCAATCTATTTTCAGAAAAAAAAGTAGATCTGTTCATTTGGTAGCATTGGTACCTTGTGAATAAGTAGTGGTTGATAACTCGACCACAGCCTCGGG